ACTCAATTATTTACAGCAACTTTGCCAGCTGCTTTTTGGAGTACGGACCTAGCAACTTCAGGTTTGAGAGCTTATCATGAGTTTTTTAGAATGGGATTTAAAATTACAGTTAGATTGAATTCGACCCCTTTTAATCAAGGGTCTTTATTGTTGATGTTTAATCCATTGGGTGCTAATGAGACACCGCTTCATAGTTCATATTCTGATGGGGGTATATTGCAAACCCCTCATGCCTTGTTGAATGTATCGACTGAAACAGAGATGTCTTTGGACATTCCTTATGGTCATTTTAATCGTGTTATGCGTACATCTGATCCAATTGGAATTACTTCTGAAGCTTATTTGGGAAGTGTTATTGTGCAAGTTTGGAATCAATTGAAAGTTCCTACTGGTGCGCCTTCTCAGTTAAATTTCTCGGTTTGGATACAAGCTTTAGACCCATATATTGCTGTCAAGAAGTTATATGCTCCTTCGGTTGAATTTGGTGATTTTCACATGGAAACAGATATGGGGATCTCAGATACCGGGAAGGGTATTATACAAATTAAGGAGTCCTTTTTACCTGCTACTAAACAGAGGGTTGGGTATATAAAGAGCGATCATGCTGAGATTTTGGCTCTCTTGCGTAGGCCGTGTTATGGTGCAGGTGCGATTATTACTCAGACGGGGATGGTGTCAGATTCTTCTCTTTTTCTGGGTATGCTTAGGGTACCAGCTTTGGTTGGTAAGGAGCATGTAGCATTGATTAATACATATTTGTTATCTAGTGGTGCCCATCGCCATACACTTTTTACCAATGTAGCGCGAGCTTCAAATATTGTTGGATTGATTGAATCAGATTTTACAGCAAATATAGATCCTCAGGCGTTTGTTGTAGGGGGAGGTACCTTTAATATGACACTTTACGAGATTTTTCGTGGAGCTTCGTTTTGGTCATTGGCAATGGAGCCTGCAAAGGTGGTTGAAATTCCACATTATCGTAGAGGTGTTCTTTATACCAATTCTAATAGCACTATTGTAGATTCGCAGCGCTATCAAGAAGTCCAATATGGGTTTAAAAATAATGATATACCTCTTACAGCAGGTATAGGCTCGGGTCGTTTTGAGTTGAATTTGTTTCACCATGTTGGTGATGATTATCAAGTTTATTACCCAATTGCAATTAGAGCTACCAGGATATTGAAGACAGCATTGGATTTTGTTGAGGATTTAACAACTGAAGGTATTGAACCGAATCCAGGTCCTGAGATTGATTTGATGCCTGGATTGGCAGTTGTGGATGACACATTGCTTGGTGATTATCAAGGATTGACTCTTTCGAAAGTTTTTCAGGATGCAAAGAGTAATGGTTCTATTTTGATGGGCAATGTTAAGAAGATTTATAATTCTGCATTGAATGCTTCAGATATATTTGAATCTTTGCGTTCATTTACTGGAAAGTCTGTTGAATGGTTGACCGGGTTGTCTGAGACGTTATTGTCAATAATTTGTCCTGTTAATTTGATATTATCCGGAGGAAAATTTGGGAGAACTGTTGGAATAGCTAGTTTAGCTTTATCAGTTCCTGTTAAGTGGTATACCCTGTTGTTGCAACAACTAAAGAAGGCAACAGGAGTATTTCAAGCAGGATGTGATTATTTTATTGCGCCTATTATTTCATTTGTATTGAGTTTAGTTGGTATCCAAAAGCTGACTCGAACAGATGTTGATGATTCTTATGCTACATTGTTTATGTCATATATACGTCATAATGTAGAAGATAAGCGAGATCTGAAAGGATCAGAATTAACACTTACTGAGCAATTGCAAATAGCATTGCTTGGAGCTGTTGAGTGGATTAGAGAGGGAACTGGAATGTTTACCACTTGGTATCAAGATTCTAGCGCGGAGTTGGTCCAGTTTAATACAGTAGTGAACCAGCGCTTGTTAAGTGGTGATTGGGCTCTCTCAAAGCTTCATGACCAGGATGTTAAGAAGGAATATGAACGATATAAGCGAAAGGCAATGAGGATAGTTACTTATGCGCCTTCTATAAAACGTTTTCCTCCTGCTTATGAGAAATTAGCAAGGAAACTTCTTGAATTGCATTCACCTCGGAAAAATATGGGTACTAGATTTGAACCAATATCATTATTGATAGGTGGTGCAACTAGAATTGGAAAATCATTTTTGTGCACAGGAGCTATTCCGGTAGCGTTATTGACGCTTTGTGGTTTATGTGAAAATACAGATGATGCTCTGCGTGAAGTTTATCCTGTACCGACAAATACTAATAATAAACACTTTGATAATTATTGTGGTCAAGAAGTTTTGTACATTGATGATCTTTTTAAAGGAACCACAGATGAGGAGCCTCAGAGGATCATTGAATGGATCAGTTCAGCAGATACTATATTACCTATGGCGCATTTGAATGAAAAGGGTTGTCCCATAACTAGCCATTTTCTTATTGCTACGACTAATCGTTCTAGATTGTCAGGATTTCAAGGTATAGCGTCGCCAGAGGCTGTTCAATCCAGATTAAAGAATTTTTACTGGGTTGAGCCTAGAGACGTTAAAGATAGTTTCTTTAAGAAGTCAGAATATGAAATGCTCCAAGTAATAGGGCAATTGCATAAAATGGAGGATTTATTTCAATTTCTTGATTTTCATTATATTTTTAAAGAGATTGATGTCTTTTCATCCCAAGCAGGAGGAGAGAGAATTGTTTCTTTTGGCGCAATTGCTATGAGGCTCAAGGAAGAGTTTGATAAGAAAACTTCTATTCGTGATGCTTTTAATGTTGCATTGAAAGGATTGAAGGTTGATTTTGATTTTCTACGATTACCACCTAAGGGACCAAAAGGCTCTACTAAATTTGATACCGATGTAAAAGTTGTTGGAGAGTTTCAGGGAGGCTTTGGAGATCTGGAAAGTTATGGTAGCGAGGATGATGAAACATATGTTGAGGGAGCTGAACTTAATTATCCAGATATTGATGAGAGTGATCCTGATAGGAGGAGATTTAGTGACAAGTTTGATTGGTGTGTTTGTGTAACGCAAGAACAAGCAGACAGAGTCAAATGGATTAGAACGTTATATCAAGATTTGAGCGAAGGTTATGAATTGCGTTACATCCATGATACTGGTTTTAAACAAAGACTCTTGCTTGAATTGGAGGATGTTGAACCAGCTGAAGAGTGGTTGGATTTATCCAATCCAGAATTGTGGACGGATGAGGTTACAAAGGCCGATGTTAAGCGGTTCTATTTGGGACCACTGACTCAGAAGAACGTGTGGCGTGGTTTGCTGGCTTGGCTAAAAGAACATTATGCAGTTATACTTGGAGTTACTGTGACGGCGACATTTTTGGCAGGGTTATGGGCTATTGTAACCCTTGCTTTGAAAGTTCTTGGAAATGTTTTTCAGGGGGCGGCTTACGATGAAGTTGCCCACTCTGGTATAGTTAAGGTTGTACCTAAGGTAGATGGTGTTCTGGGTACTTTTCAGTGTGTGTCTGAGGTTGCCGAGAAATTGCGAAAGAATATGCGAAGATTGGAAATAGTTCGTTTGTCAGATCCTGATGATGTTGGCTTTGGTTTGTATATCCTTATGCTTCATGGGAAAAGAGCATTGGTTCCAGCACATTTTTATGCAATATTACAGGAGAAAAGAGCTCAAGGTATTCAGTGTAAAGTGAGGTTGGGTCAATATGATCTTCATAAGAAAGAATATAATTACACTGAAGTTGCAATGGATTGTACAAATGTTGTTAAATTTCCAGAAGTGCGAATTGATGGTGCAGCTGGTTTGGTTGCGACTGATATGGTGATGGTTGATTTTGTTGGGGCCAATCTTAAAGCCGCTTCAGATATTCGGAAACATATAACTACAGCCAAGGAATTTGAAGCAAGAGTAGTTGATCGTGAGATGCATGGATGTGTCCTCGGTGGTATGTCACAATTTGATGCACCAGTTAAAATAGGTGCGAGGATTACGGCAAGGCTTGGGATGCCTAGTGAGTCATTATTTTCAAGGAAATTTTATTCTATATTGACAGTTAAAGATAAAATGGAGAGTCTGTCTTTTGGTGATTGTGGTAGACCTTATGTTGCCAGAGACCCTGCAATGAAGTGTGCTATATTTGCCATGCATACTGCAGGTCTACAGGGTGGAAGAAATGGCGCAACACCTCTTATTAGAGAGGATATTGACGCAGTTGCATTGCAGATGGACAAGTTAGTTCAAGACTGCTTGGTTCGCGACTATGAGTGTGCGGAATTTCAAATCATTGGACCACCTAGTGAGTATTGGACGTCTGGCATTTCCAATTTGGGACAAGTGAGTCTGAATGGTCATCCACTAGCCAATTTTATTATGCAAGGAACTGCTAAGAAGCGTTGGATGTCGGATGAGAACTGGACTGATGCATATCTTGTTAGTGCAAAGAGTCAGAAGAATGGAATACATCCACTCTATACCAATGCTCAGAAAACTGATGGTACTTCAACTGTTCCTAGCTTTGGCTGGATGCATAAGTGTGCGAATTTTTATGCTAGCAGACTGGATCATGGTAGAGTTTTGACTGATGATGAAATGATTAATGGATTTGAGCCAATGTTACCATTGAAAATGAAGACTTCAGCTGGTTATGTTGCAAAATGGTTCAGAAATGGAAAGTCTGAAATATTTGAGTTGGATTCAGAGGAAGGCCAGCCTAATCATTATAAATTTTCAAATAAAGCATTGAATTTTCAAGTACCTATTTATGGTGGTTTGACTCTTATGCAGCGGCTCCAGCAGTGTGAAGAGTTGCTTGAGAATGGAGTTGTTCCACTGTTTATTTGGAGTGCAACTATGAAAGATGAGTTGTTGAAGAAAGACAAAGTTGCGGCTTGTAAGACGCGAATATTTGAAATGCCAGATGTTGTTCATACATTGTTGATTAGGAAGTATTTTGGCCAGTTTTGTAATGCTGTTAAGCAGAAAGATGCTGCAATTTCATATTGTGGGGTTGGTGAAGATAAGCTTGCAGTTTGGCCTTATTATTGGAGGTTATTGAATGAGGTAGGAGACTCAGGTTTTGATATAGATTATTCTGGTTTTGATGGTAGTATAGGTAGTTGGTTGTTTGATTTCTTTCGTGAAGTCACCGATATTTATTATGGTGAAGAAGGGAAGGTTCAGCGACACTGCCTATTACATACCATACAATATTCATATCAGGTAGTTGGTGACAACTTGATCCAAACAGACCAAGGCAATAAATCAGGTTGTGCAATGACAGATGTCTTTAATTCAGTTGTGAATGTTGGAGTTTTGTTGTTGGCATATCTCCATGGTCGTGTGAAGGAGGGACTTGTTGCGACCTTTGCGGCGTTTCATACAGATGTGCGTATGATCACTTATGGTGATGATGTTATAGCTTCTGCATTTCCAGCCACGCTGAAATATTGGAACAGAGATACAGTATTCGCTGTGGCGGATGCTTTGGGAATGAAGGTTACACCTGCTCGAAAGGGTGAGCCTCTCATTCCTTTTGAAAAGTTGGAAAATCTGACTTTTCTTAAATGTGGGTTTAGATTCGAGGGAGATATGGTCCTGCCAGTATTGGCTAAGGAAGCCATATATAAACAGGTAGAATGGACAACTCGAGCTAATTTTAAAGATGAAATCATACTTCGGGACATTGTGACGGGTGCCCAGAGAGATATGGCTTGCTATGGCAAGGATGACTTAGAGGAATTTAAAGGTCAACTTGCCAGGTTGGGAAGGGGAGAAGCCCTGGAATACAGTGAGTGGTTGCATGATGTCAGACTGAGGCAGAGTTCGAGGGATGCCTTACCAGAGTGGGGTTTTGAAAGTTTT